GAACAAAATTTGAACAGGTAATAAATTATTTGTAATCCCTGTATTGACAGAATAACCAATCTTGACTCTATCTAAATGGTCTCCAACAACAGCATAGGTTTCTACTGCACTAGATGTTTTAATATCTAATTTATAAGATGGTGACGAAGTGCCTATACCTACATTACCAGCACTAGTGATACGCATCCATTCTGAACTGTTAGTAGAAAAACGCATTGAGTTATCTGCGTGAGAATAAGTGACTCTACCAATAGCAGCAGAATCAGTATCTCCAAAGAGCAATACTGAATCACTTGTATTACCAGCTAAAATTTGTAATTGTGTAGACCCACTAGTGCTTACAGCTAAAGGATAGCTAGGACTAGCAGTACCTACACCAACTCTATTATTAGTAGCATCAATAACTAAAGTATTGCTATCAAAGTTCAATCCATTAGGAATAGATACTGCACTAGAGTTAATTGTTAAAGCATCTCCGCTTGCATCTCCTAATGTTGCTCCACCATTAGCTGAGAAAGCACCTGATGCTGACAAAGTTGTAAAAGCACCAGTAGTAGCCGTAGTAGCACCCACAGTACCATTGATGTTGATAGAGGCTGTACCTGTAAGATTAGTTACTACGCCACTTGCGGGAGTTCCAAGAGCAGGAGTTGTTAATATTGGACTTGTAAGAGTTTTGTTTGTCAGGGTTTCAGTGCCTGTCAAAGTAACAAAGCTACCAGCAGTAAGAGCTGCCTGAGTCCATGCTGAGCCAGTCCACAAATACAATTCATTGCTTGTGCTGTTCCAATACAATGCACCAACTAAAAGAGTATTGCCATCATTGTCAACAGAAGGAGCAGAAGCTTTACTTCCTAAGTAGCGGTCATCAAAGCTGTCATAACTAGCAGCAGCATTTGTAGCTGATGTAGAAGCAGCAGAGGCAGAGGAAGCAGCATTGGTTTCTGATGTAGATGCATTGCTTGCACTGGTGGCTGCATTAGAAGCAGAGGTGGCTGCAGCAGAAGCAGAGGCAGCAGCAGCAGTTGCAGAGCCTAAGATGCCATCAACATACAATTTAGTTGTAGCATCAGCATTATCTGTTGGAGTACCCAAGCCTGTAATCTTGGAAGTACCCATCGCAATGGCTCCAGACATTGTGCCGCCTGTTAAGGATAGCTTCAATGCATCGGCAGTGTCTACATAGGTTTTAGTAGCAGCGTCTTGGTTTGCTGTGGGATTGCCAAGACCTGTAATCTTAGAAGTACCCATAGCAATAGCACCACTCATAGTGCCACCAGCAAGATCTAATTTTAATGCATCTGCTGTATCAACATAAGTTTTAGTAGCTGCATCTTGTGCAAGAGTTGGATTTCCTAAACCAGTAATTTTACTAGTACCCATTGCAATAGCACCACTCATAGTGCCACCAGCAAGTGCTAGTTTAGTTGCAATGGAATTGGTAACTGTGGTGGCAAAGTTGGCATCATCGCCCAAGGCAGCAGCAAGTTCATCTAGAGTGTCTAACGCTCCGGGAGCAGCAGCTACTAAGTTGCTGATAGAAGTATCAACATAAGTTTTAGTAGCTGCATCTTGTGCAAGTGTTGGATCACCTAGTCCAGTGATCTTGCTAGTACCCATAGCAATAACACCAGACATTGTGCCACCAGACAGATTTAGCTTAAGCGCATCTGCTGTGTCAACATAGCCTTTGGTAGCTGCGTCACCAGTATTTGTAGGAGAAGTTAAGTTGGTGATGGTGGCAGCAGTGCCAGCATCCATGTTCAATCCACCATTGATGGTGACATCATTGAATGTTGATGTGCCTGTAGAGGCTGTAACATTACCAGTTAAGTTGCCTGTCACATTACCAGTGACATTACCAGTTAAGTTACCAGTAACATTACCAGTAACAGCTCCAGTTAGTCCACCAACAAATCCAGTGGTAGCTGTAACTGTAGTGCCTGTAATAGCTAAAGCAGCAGCTCCACCAATAACAGTACCATCAATAGTACCTGCATTGATGTCAGCAGAAGCAATAGTTGCTGCTGTATTAACTGTTAAGTTTGTTACAGTGGCTGCTGCTGGTGTAGTTGCACCAATAACTGCTGAATCAACTGTGCCACCATTAATGTCAGCAGTGTCAGCAACTAAGCTGTCAATGTTGGCTGTGCCATCAATGTGTAAGTCTTTAAACTCAAGAGCACTTGTACCTAAGTCAACATCATTGTCTGTTACTGGAACAATAGCACCATCTTGAAAGCGTACCTGCTCAACAGCAGCAGCCCCCACCTCAACAAACACACCGTGTCGATTGTTAGCTGTATCAGTAGCAATCTTATTTAATAAGTCAGCATCTCCAATAACGGGAACAGGATGTCCCTCAGCAGCAGTGCCATCATGTCTATGACCAGCAGCAGTAGCAAAAGCATCACGCAGAGCATTAAGCTCATTGTTAATTGGAGCTGCACGAACTACACCCGTTGGTACAATATCAGCAGCCGACTGTCTTACATAACCTGCCATTTAGTTTCCCCTTAGCGTCTGTCATTCATCGAATAATTCAAGACCAAGCCCTGAATTGTATGACTAGCATTCTGATCATTAGTCACATATTTGAAAGCAATGGAGAATCCAGAGCCTTCAATGTTTGTCTTTTCCACTGGTGATGGATTACCATCGTAAATTGCTGAAGCATCATAGACGGCTTCATTGTAATAAGCGGCAGCACCAGTTGTTAAAATGTTATAGTTGGCTGGATTGAAGACACTAACAGAGTCATCAAAGTCATAAGCCACACCCATCACAATACTAGTCGATCCCTCACTACGCAAGAATGTAGAAATGTTATAGAAGTTTTTACGGATTGAAGGATCTTGAAAATAGTAGAAAGGTGTTTGGTAAACACTTAAGATTTCTGTACTATTAAAAGAAGTTCCTGTTTCTTGTTTATACACCTTACCAGAAGCATCTCCATGAATAACAATTTCATCTACACCTACATATCCACTAGCAGCACATGTAGCTGGGAAGCCAAAAATCTGACTATACTCAAAAGACACACCACCTTCACTGGCTCTAAGACCACCTAACAAACCAAAGGTTCCTTCGGCTGGTAAGAACAATCTAAACTGTGACTTCTTACGAAGCACTACAGAGCTTAATGTTTCTGGATCAATAGAACCAGCTACAAGTTCTTGTAAGATTGATGTAATGGTGAATTGAATTTGTTTTGAAATTGTTTCCAATTCCACATCACCAATCTTACTTGTTCCAGCCACTGGTCTAAAACCATCAGGGCCTAGGAACACTAAACTGCCACCCAGTTCTATCACACTATCTGGAACAACACAACCTAAATTTGTTGTCACTTCGCCAACCACAAAGTCAGCTATGTTAGTGCCTGTCAAACTCTTAATAGAGTTCTTACCAAAGATGTACAGCGTATCTCTAAACTGCTTAATCTGAACAATCTCAAATCCTACATTAATAACAGCAGCACCATTAGCTGGATTAAAGTTTGTCTCTGCCAAAGGAGAAGAAACATATAAGTTATAAGGATCTGTTGTATCACCAGCTAAGAATAAATGATTCTTAAAGGCAGCAGAATACTTAGGACTATTAGGAGCATTAGCATCTGTAATTTGTGTATATGTAGTTCCATCATACACAGCAGCCGGATTGATTCCATCAGTTAATACAAACTTAGGAGCACTCCAATTATATCTAGTAAACCTAACCTTCTTAACTCCCACCATCGTAACACCTGCTGGAGTTGTAATGGCTGACCAAGTAGATGAAGAATTTACCCACCTATAAAAGTAACTTGTACCAGCAGAGGGTCTACGACAAGCAAAGACTCCATCGTTTAAACTCTCTGAAACCATAACACCAAGTACATTACCTGTGCCAGTTACAGTTCCATAACTATTAGCATATCCACTAATCCGTCTATAACCACCAGTAATAGCTGGCTCATAATTAATAAGCTGTGTGGCTGAGCCGGGATACATCTCACCTTGAGATAGTACATCCCTATTGGTGTTCATTCCACCAATACATGTAACCTTAAAGCCACTAATTCTGTCTGCCATTAAAACACTCTTGGATTAAAGGAAGGCTTAACAATCATTGTTGAACGCATATACAAAGGCTCATCTAATAAAAGCCTACGCATTGTTCGGATACCTGTATCAAACTTCTCTTTATACATTGTTGCTCCCTGTTCATTAGATCTGAACATAAGCATGTAGAACATAGCACCATCAAGTAACACACCATTAAACCTATCAGGAATAATAGCTACGTCTGTATCAGCAGACAGGGCAGCAGGAAAAGACCAATATTTATACTCAATTTCATAAGCCTGATCTGGTTTCGGAGTCACACCAAACTTAGCTTCTTGTGTTTGATAAACAGCAATAGAAGGACCATAGCCTCCAGTACCATTCACATCTTCACCGGGACGATAGTTGTCTAAGTAGTCAACATATGTAAGAACAGGTAAACGAGCCGGATCATTGTTTGCTGCTGTTAGCTGCTTGAGATAGAAACTTTCCCAATCAACACTAGACAAATCAGAAGGGAAAGAATATGTTCCCGTACCTATTGTCATTGTTTGTGTGTAAGTAGTAAGAGCAAAGGGCCATTCCTGAGCACCATGCATCAATTCTCTAATAGATGAATTGATAGCATTCTTGGCTAGAGCTTGAATGTTTCTAGCTCCAGCGAATTCGGTGGAGTCCAAAACAACCTCACCCATTCTTCGCAGCAATTCATTTGTTAAAGAAATAAATGTAGACATAATTTTTAAACAATAAAAGGGAGAGGCGGTTAAGCCCCTCCCTGCATCAACTAGCTATTAAGCCAGTTGCTCACGGTCAACGGAAGCACGAGCTGGGCGACCATCAACATTCATCAAGACAGCCCACACACGCAACTCACCAGAGGTGGGAGCAGTAGTAGCAGCTTGGATGAGCAAGTCGATAGTG